ACCATGAATAAAGAACTATATTTTAAAAGACGAGCAAACTTAAAAGCTGCTATACGTAAATCATATTCTTTAGATTTCAAGAAAATTTGGATTAACAAATTAATAGAACTTGATAAAATGTACCGCAGTTAGTTAATTAAGCGTAGGAAGGTTTCTTTTTTTCATAGATGATTCTCCCTTTTGAAACCTTCCTACCACTAAACCATGCAAAGATCGAAAACTCAAAACCCACGCCCAATACCAGTAAAAAAGAAAACTTCGCAATCTAGGAAGCATAGAATTAAATCTTCCACGCTTAACAAACACAAGCGCAGAATCAGAAAAAAACACCTTAAACTAAGTGGTCGTTAAGTAGCTTCCCCAAACCCACTAACAAAATATGCTTACGCTTGCGTGAGTGCTGCTTAATCCTTTTCATTCCCCTACGCTCGCTTTCTTCTACCAACCAAATAACATCATTATCCACTAACTCATAAATACCTTTCGCTACGGTCGAACGGTGCATATTCAACATACTCCCTAAATATTCAAACGAATCAGGACAACTCCAAGTTTGGTATTTATTCCAACGCTCGCATATTGCCCATAAAATTATCTTCGCACGAGAACTCAATTTACTATCCGTATGCGATCTAAACCAAATCCAAACTATTTTCTTTAACTTACTATAATCCGAATACTTACTCACGAGCGCAAAGCGAATTTCTCCGCTCGCACGCTCGTTCTCAATATCTATATTCTTTATCCACCAGTACTCGTTTTCCACACTCTCTCTCTAAATAAATAAATACCGCCCAAGCGGTATTTATATTTGTTTATATTATGTATGTGTGACGGTATGTATCGACCGTTTAGGTTTACCCATACCGTCAATAACTGTTTACCCATACCGACCGTTCAAGACTTCTTTTTTTCCTTCTTTTTCTTAAAGATTCGGTCGAATTCTTCGTCAAATTTCTTTTTGTTAAATGGTCTTACATCGCTTCCTTTAGACAAAATCTTTCTCCTAATCGTGGCAAAAACAATCAACGCTCTCATCGTCTGCAAACAAATCAAACTGTTTATCGTTTTCGTTTTTAATTTCAATCATTTGTTTGTATGAAATATCATACTTAAAAGTTTTATTAGTTTTTTCTTCTTGTTTTACCCACCAGTCGGCAAGATCTTCTCTATAACTTAACATCTGAATTAACTGTCCTTTGCCTTTCAAAAAGCACATGTCACAGTTGCCAAACAATGTATGTTTATCAGTAGCAAGTAAATTCAAATCAAAGTTATTCTTTTTCCAAAATTCTTGAATCTCTTGTTGTGTAACTTTGGCATCGTATAAAGGCGTAAAATAATCTGCTTTACCGTTTCTATCTTTTATTCTATGAACTCGTCTTGGTTCGTCTGCCCTTAAACCGATAACTTGATCCATGTCTTTAAAACCTTGTTGCCTTTCAAACCAAATAATCGCTCTTTGTTTTAAAAGAAAAGTACAAAATCTGTTTGTTGAATTTGGTAGTTTTCCATAATGTTCTATTAATTTCTCAAATGGCTCGCCATTTCTACTAGCTGTTTCATAATCTACGAGCTTATATTTAAACATCCAACCATCGGTGTTATCGCCTTTGGCATCTTTATCGACATCATAAAGCTCAATCCAATTAATCTTACAATCCCATTTCTCTGCACAATCTCTAACAAAATCCAAAGTTTGTGGCATTTCTTTACCAGTATTAGCAAACACAACATAAACATCCTTTGGCAAAGTGCCTTCATAAGCATCAATAATATGCTTCAACATATAGCCAGAAGTACGACCACCACTAAAACTAATTAAGGCAGGACTTTTTATTTTGTATGGATTAATTATCTTCTTTCTCCTTTTTCTTGGGATACGCTTTCCACAATGCCTCGTTATATTCTTTCTCCGCCTTGCGATTCTTTTTCTTTCTTCTTCTGATAAAACTCATAATTCTTCGTCATATTCTTTTAAAAATATCGGTGTTGAGTTACCAACATAAGCGCCCATAGTATTGAATTCCAAGTGTTCTATAGCATCCATTTCTTCCATGCCTTCGGCAACTAAAATCTCAATACATTTCTGAACTGAGTAAATAATTCTTTCCTCGTTAGTTGCTATATCATAGCAATAACCTATTATAGCTTTGTCAAATCCGTCTGCTTTTAACATATCAATCCCAGTTTATATCACTTTTTATATCTTCTATCGGCTCAAGTACGACATCTTTTCTAAACAAAGTCTTGACCGAATAATCTATTTCACTATTTGACTTAACCATACTTGCTCTCACAACCCTGGTTCTATCAAATTCTACGCCATTTTGTAAGCATAAACGCTCTGCTTCTTCTTCCGAACTCAAATACAACGCTAGTGCGAATCTATGTGCGTCAACGAGCGAACTTGCGCCACGAATACTTGCTCTTGCTGTCATATTATCTTCAGTACCAACTAAACCTTGCTTTGAAAAATGATGAATACTTAAAACTGTAGCGCCAAGTCTTGCGGAAATACTGGCGCAAAAACTCGCATACATCTGCCCAGCTTCATTGGAACTACTGATACTCGCACTTACAAAACTTTGAATAGGATCTATCACGACTAATTTTAAATTATCTATGCTCTCTAAAGCAGTAATCAATTCATCGCCTTGACTTGTTGTATGCAAACCTTGTGAACTGGTATCGCCTAAGACAATCAATCTTTCTTTCATACTAGGAATCGGCAAAGCATAGACTTCGTTAAGGCCTTCGAACCTTTTGCCTTGTTTATCCAATGAATCGACTCGTCTATGCAATTCTTGAGCATCATCTTCCGCGCTTAAATAAACTGCACTCCCAGAACTTACAATCGGATTGCCTAACCAAGAACCAGAACCATGCGCGACTTTTAAACATAAGTCCAATGCCAACATGGATTTACCTATACCACCAATACTTGCCATGATTCCTGGTTTGCCAAGCTCAATAAAATTTTCTACCAACCATTCTCTTTTCGGTATCTCGCCCTTAAGAAACTTGATATTGAATTGTTTTAAAGGCAAACCACGGTCTAAAATTTCATTTCTAACTGTATCTAAACCTTGCTCTTGGTGTAAGTCGTTGAAGTCGCCAACAATGGAAGGCAATCTGACAACTGTATTATTGATTGCTGACGTAATTTCTTCTGCTTTCTTTTGTCCAACTTGATTGCTGTCGTTATCAAAGCAAATAATAAACCTAGCTTTAGTGAGCTTTCTTAGATTAGTTAGGGCAGTAAGTCCAAAATTAGCTGAGAACACACAGCAAACTGGTAAGTTTGTTGCTTCAAATACTGAATATGCAGTTGCTACGCCTTCAACGATTAAGACTTGATCTAAGTCTTGCCATTCCGACCAACTAAAACCAACAATATGTACGCTACCTTTTACTTCACTTGCACTAACAAATCTTTTTTCGCCCTTCTTATTTATGTATTGCAACGACCTAATCTCAGGCTTGACATTGGTAGTAGAATATAAAGGAACAACAAGAGAATCTCTTATTGTTTTCAATCCATAATTTTTAATTTTTTTATCTTCGAGGTATTTATGACCAACACAATCTATTCCGTTTTTAAATCTTTCTTGGCAATCTTGAGCTACTTCATCGTGCCTTTTGGCTCTTTCTTTCTTACTCCGCTCTATGTGGTGAGCAATATTGGCTTTTAATTCGTTTTGCTCTCGCAAGGAAAGTTTATTGACATCGGTGTTTGACCATTTCTTTTGTTCGCCTGTACGCCAGTTGCCATAAACAATAGTTGTATAACCTTTATTCTCGTTATAAACATACCAACCAGACTTTTCATTACTCTTATCAGGTCTTGTTGTCGCACTTGCTTTGACCATACACCTGATAACTTCTCCAGACGTATCTATAAAACTTACTGCTAAACCATCGTCATTCATTTGGTTGATAGCATCAGAAATATCTTTGCCACTTCCAAAATGTAATTCTTTGTCTAATACTAAACCATTCTCATAAAATTTAGTCAGATCCATTATCGTTACCTAGCTCAGATTCAAAATCTAAGTAATTTAAAATTATTGTATTGAAAAAAGAATCTCTTTGTTCGTTAGACCATTTATGCAACTCAAAGCTACCAGTCTGTTTTGCAATCTCTAAGTATTTCTCTTTAGACTGCTTACGAGCGTATTGAATACCAAGACTATTGGTGTAAGTTTTTCTCGCTAATTTTTCTCCTTTTTCAATTCTCTCCTTAATTTTGTCTAAATGCTCCATTGAGCAACTACCATAATAAACATCATTGTGTTTGTAAAGAAACCCCTTTGCAGGAAGTCCACACTCCCTACAAAGGCTACCTTTTTTCATTTAAAAAGGAATTTCTTCGCTGTCTAGAGGATCAACCTCTACTGGCTTTGGCGCAGCTACATCTTCTTTGGGAAGAATAGATTCGCCTTGCTCGGCTCTACTAAAGTTTTTTCCATAAGCAGGATCAAGTTCTGCATAGCCATTGTCATTAATTTTGACAACACCATTGAACCTAATGCCTTTTAGTTGCTCAGTATTTTTAAGCTCAGTAAGACCACAACTGCTAGCAAGTGCTGAAAGTTCTGTTTTACCAATCTCTACCGACTTTGGCGACTTCGGATTAGCAACTGTAAATAAACCAGAAACCAAACGACCTTCATGTTTAGGGCCTTGTATTTGAAAAGTCATACGACACCCTATCCAACCACTATCATTTCTGATTTCCGTTTCTTCTAAATATTGCATGACATATTTGCCAGGCTCTATATTTTCTTCTACTTCGCTTATTTCTAAGCCACCATATTGTTCAAGATCCATTTTTTACCTCATTTTTATTATATTTAGCTAAACAATCTGCACACAAAAATAAACCACCGCTTTTGTAAATAGCTTCTAGTTCACATTCATCGCAAAAAATAATATCTACATCATCCATCATTTCAACATCTCCGCACGAACAGTTTCCCAATCAAAAGGCAACATTTCTGGTAAAGCATATCTGTTCTTTGCTAAGTAAGCAGGTTTTTCGACAGCATAAATCACACGATCTCCTGCGACAGCTTTTGTCGTCATGTTGCCACCTTTACCTTTGACTTGGACTGTACCAAGTTTAAAGTTTGCAAAGAAACAGCAATCGCTATGTTCAAGAATTAAATCTGCTGCTTTTCTGTGAAGTTTTAATTCGTGGCGATCAAACGCTTCTATCTCTGGCGACTCAAAGCGTTTAATTTGATTATGTGCTATCTGCATAATCATAAAACCCTTTTCTCTTAACTGATTTAGTAAAGTGATGTATTCACGCCAATACTTCAAAACTTCAACATAACCTTTTCCATATCCTGGTTGCTCGATTGACTTCCAATTATTGTCTTGACAAGCCTTATCCCAAATCAAAGGTTCAAGCCAATCCAAACTATCAACAACAAGCGTTTTATAATTATTATCGTTATCAATCAAAGACTGTAAGTTTTTAAGAACATCTTCAAAACTTTGCGCTAATGGAAAATGATCTGCTTCGATTTTTCCCATCCCATCTTCACAGAGAATAAAGATTGGCTTGTTTGTACTTGCTGCAAAAGATGTTTTCCCAACTCCGCTGCCACCATAAAGAACTATTCTAGGCGGTTTCTGTTTTGCTTTTTTTCTTATGTTACTTAGACTCATTTTTATTCTCCTTTAAATCTATAATGTTATTGTTGTTTTCCAAAGAATTTTTCAATTCTTGAATTAACCTTCGTTTATGATCTTGTATTATGGCAACTTGATTTTGCGCTTCTTGTTCTTTTGGCGCTAAATATTTAGCCATATTTAATAATTCCATTTGCTCTTTTGACAAATCAGCTTCTAAATATTCTTTATCGTCAATTTTCACAGTTGGACTTTGCACTTCATCAGTCATATTTACTATCTCCATTTAATTTATAGGTTTCACATACTTTTTTAGCTGGACAAAATCTACATTGTTCGCCAAAAGCGTAATTTGGTGTTTCTGCTTCACAGGCATCGAGAGCATTTTTTAAATCTGAAAAACCCCAATCTACTAAGTATTCGGCAGTAGTTTCCCACGAACGAACACTTTGTTTAGATCTCGGTTGCACTATCGTCATGATCACTTTCATATCCTCATGACCATAACGAGCTAATGCGCCTAGTGCATAGATAGACATTTGTAAATTATTCTCAGGACTGACAGGCCATGTACCTGTCTTTAAATCAACCACTTCAATTACTTCTTTATTAAAGATAATCGCATCACTTGTACCCCAACACTCAGGATTTATTTCTTCAATGCTTACTTGTTCTTCAATCAAAGGCTTGGCATTTAATTCTTTTGCTCTGCTCTCTATGTAATCCACATAAAACTTTGCACAATCAATCATGTCTTGGTCGGCATAAATTTTTACATCTTCAACAGTTTCGCTTTTACCAAGCCAATAATCTTCTAAAGTGATGCCCTCTAAGTGTCCTTTCATAAGCATTTCTGCCATGTTGTGTATAAAAGTACCAACAAGTGCAGGTCTGCCAACAGGTTCTTTTTCAACACCCTCTGAGAGTTTGATAGAACCTGGACACGCAAACCAACGCTCTGCGCTTGAGGGAGAATATTTAGCGTGCTTAGAGGGCATACTATCTTTTATAAAATTTTTAGTCGCTACGGCTAACAAAGTTACTTTTCTCCATTTTTTCTACATCATCAAGATCGTACAAAACCTTGCCAGATATTTTATAGTAAGGGCAACCAACACCAGCTAGACGTTGATTGGCTAATGTGCGTGGACTCCTTTTCCAACGATTAGCTAGTTCTTTGGCGGTAATAAATTTTTTATCGTCACTCATAATTTTTTCTTGTTTGTTAAATTTTCCTTCCAAGTGATATAATTAAAACACAAATTATATGAAAGAGCAAAGAATGTGTTTTCGTGACCAACTAAAAATGGATGGATTGTCCACTTCATTAGAGGACTCTCCTTGCATATCTGTTTGCTCTACAACTTATGGACTTAAAGATTCTTGTATTTGTGGTCGTAATCTTAAACAAATTAGTTCTTGGAACTCTTACGATACTGTCACAAAAAAGAAAATAGTGATGAACGCTATTCAAGACAAAAATTCTTTTCCCAGACAGAAACTCACTTTTTTGGCAGAAGATCATAATATTTCTTTTGAAAAGGCTAAACAGATTTTTGTCATTGATAAGTTGTAGGTAAATCAATTCCTGAGAGAATTTCGTCACCAATTTTCTCTATGTTTTCCTTACTCGTTTTATCTTCAATATGCTGATAGCGTTGCATTATGGCTAAAGATTTATGGCCCATAAGTTCTCCAGTCTGCAAAGTTTGAATATTTGCTGCATTGATAGAAATTGTGCCAAAACTATGTCTTAAATCATGCAATCTAAGGTCTTTGCAGTTACAAGCTAATTTTACGCTGTTCCAGAGCCTTTTAGGGTTTTTGATACCAAGTATCGTTTTTTTCTTTTTCTCGCCTTGTAGAGCTTGTATGACGCTCCGACTTTGAGAATTCAACCAAATTTTTCTGGTTTTGCCACCTTTATCGGTTTTATGCTCTTTCAACTCAATATAGTCGCCATACCAGTCATCCCATGTAGCACGAGCTAATTCTGACTTCCTTGCGCCAGTAAATATCAGTAAAAGAATAAAGCTAACTGAGTGCAACAAAGAGTTATCTTCGTCTAATCTTCTAAATAATTCTTTAAAGATATTTAGCTTTTCTTCTGGTGTGTAATGTCTAGTTCTTTTTACCTCTACGTGCTTCTTGATTCTACTAGCTGGATTGGTTTCCAAGTATTCGTAATCAATCGCAATCTCAAAGACAGTCTTTAAAATAGTCAGACAACGATTAGCAGTATATTTAGATCTTAAACTGAGTTCGTCAAACCAAGACTTAACATCTCCTCTACTGATTGCATCTATTGGTAAATGACCAAAGCTAGGCTTGATGTCTTTCTCGTACAAGCGCACATACTCTTGAATGGTTTTTCTGTTATTCATTTCCAACTGTTGTTGATATTTAGCAAAGACATAATCTGTCGTTGCTGTGTGCTTGTCATTCTTAGCTAAAGGATCAAAGCTAGTATCAAGCAACATCTTAGCTTGTAGTTCACTTGCAATCTTGCGTACTGTTTGTATGGGAGTTGCAGCGTTGCCTATCTTTATGCTTCTTCTTTTGCCATTGAAAGTATATTTAAGATAGTAGCTGATTTGTTTCTGGCCCTTGCTATTAATCCAGGCTACTTGTTTGATGCTTTGGTTAAGTTTGTCTGAGGTTATCTTTTTCATCTTCTTCTCCTACACCAAGTAAATTTTTAAGTTCCAAACAAAAACAAATATAATCCCAAGCAATAATAAAATGATTAAGTCTTTAGGTTCTCTCATTCTTTTCTCCTAATTTTCTGTGTCTGTAATCATTTAAAATAATTACTCCCTTATCTCTTAGAGCATCTTCTTTTTTAGTTTGCTCAATCATTCTGTCTATGTAATCTGTCATGCTTTCTCCTTTGTATAAACAAAGTGTACTAGATTAAAAGTGATAAAGCAAGTAGTTTAGTGATTATTAAGGGGTTGCATTGTGATAAAAAGTGTGTTATAATGATGTTTTATTAATTAAACAAAAGGAGAAAATTATGAAAAAAATAGATGATATGATTCGTGGAGATCACGAAAATTATAAAGAGTATCTTAAACTTAAAAGGAAAAAGGCTATACAACTTAAATCAAAAGAAGATTTAGACTTTGTAGAAACTGAATATTCTTTTAGAAGAAAAATATCAAAACTACAAAGTAAATATAATTTTTTACACGTTGCGTTTGATGGCGATACTTTTGATTGTTATACAACTTGGGTTTGGGGGGGTTTTGATGACGAAGATCCAAATGATCCATACCACGATCAACATTACTGCGACTCATACGAAGAAGCCTATGAAAGATGTTTGGAGTATATTGAATTAGGAGAAAACTGGAAGTAATTTAATTCAACAACTTGATTGCTTCGTAAAGGCTCTCTTTTGAATCTACGTTTTTCATAAGAGAGTCTTTAAAAGTTACTTTGGTTCTTTTGCTGTTCTCAAATATTTTAAATATTATCGTGTTGTATTCCAGACAATAAAAGGCATAAAGATCAACCATGCCTTGTTTGTAATCTCTGATTTTGGTGTTAGCACCTCTGCGCATATCAAAGCACCAATTAACTCTTTTGTGAGTCTTATGGCACATCTTTTTTAAAGCAGCAGTTTTTACCTGGCACTTGTACATGGTGTCGTCTATTTCAAAAATTATGTCGGCATGACTGCCATGTGGTAAAACGTGAACTGTATCGCTTTCTAAGCTCAGAAAACTAGCCACAGCATACTCGCCTGCTCGGCCTGTTCTCTCTGTGGCTCTGGACATTACTCTCTTAAAGCACCTGGAAACTGTCGCTCTATTAATAACCTTTCAGGTCTTGTTAATTTTCTCCTAAATTTAATTTTATCAAATAGTTCTTGGTTTTCTCCATAAGCATAAACTCTTGCTGTGCTTCTCATTTTTTTTAGTTCTTCTTTTAAAAGTATTTCTTTTTGTGGATTGTTTAATTGTTTATAAAGTTCAGATTCAACAATTCCTGGAACATAATATTCAACCATTCTTCCCATGTATTTAGCTAAAATATTATCTGCTTTTTGACTACCAGTATAAGGCATTATATCTCTACGCTTAAAACCTAAACGATCAAATTCTTTTTCTGCTAAATTTTTTGCTTCTCTAACAGTAATACCAGTTAATTGTCTTGCTAGTGGGCCAGGCACTTCTATTTCTGTTCCAGGAACTCTAACTGTTTCTGGTCTGCCAGGCGTGGCAGATCTTGTAGGAGATACTGATTCTGGTATTTCCTCTCTTAAAAAAGGTATGCTGCCTTTTAACTGTTCTGCAATATTTTCTGGAACATCTGCAAAAGTTTGTGATTCTGGAACTGCCCTTCTAAATTCTTGTTGTTGATCTAAAAAGTCATTAAACATTCTAAAGGGTGTTAGATAACCGCTCAAAACATCAGAAACAAAATTGGTAACTTGTCTGCTAACTTTAGCTTCGGTATCAACTCCAGCTAAACCGTTTGCAAAATCATCTACCAAACGTAATCCTGCACCAGCTCTAAACTGTGCGCCTGTTAAGCCTTGTATAATTTCTTTAGTTTCTGGCAATCTTCTACCAGATTCAGCTCTAACAATAAAGTCAGCAACTAACAAATATGGCGTTAGTGGAAAGTAAGGTCTTGCATCAACAGTTTTACCATCTTCCGTTTTTAATTCATACCATCTTTCACCACCAAAGCCTTTACGTTTTGCTTCAACAGCACCAAGTAACAAGCCAGTTCCTAGCATAGCTCGACTTAAAGTTTTCATATCTCCGTTTGCTATTTTTTTTATTTCGCTTGGTTTTAATAAAGAGGTAAATCCCAATGGACTATATCTAAATTGAAATTGAATAGCATTTGCCATAAATCTAGGAAATGGTATTAAAGCGGTTAAAACAAAAGGTAGTTTATTTGTTATATCAACAAATTGTTTTGCAAAATAATTATCAGGAGTTTTTGCATAAGTAAATTCAAGTGCATCATCTACTGCTTTTGCAACATCTTCTTGGTTTAAATTTTTTAAATTTCCAGTTTCTACAACTTCTTTTAAAGTTGTGCCTTTGTTTCTTAGAGTATTATCTAAAGAAGAAGCAAACATTCCTCTCCTGTAAAAATATTCTTGCTGTCTATTAAAAAAGTTTAAACCATCTACAACTTTCTGTGCGCTTTTAAAAATTTTGCTTTTTGAAGCATCTGCAACATCAGAAGCATAGCTAGTAAAAAGTCTATCTTTTTCATTAACAAAATATTTAGTAATAAATTCAGTAGCTTCTTTAGCAAATTTCGTATCTTTAGTTAAATTAGCAAATAAACTTAAAGATTGTGAGTAATCAACAGGTTTTGTTTCTGCACCAAACAATCTTCTAACAGGATTAAAAGTTGTGTTTAAAGTATTATCAATAACATCTGTTAAAGTGTGCATACCAACCCTGCCAATTTGAGCTGTAAAGTTTCTAGCAGTTGTAGCAATTTGACTAACCAATAAACCCCTTCTGACATTATCTAGTGCTTGAGTTCCTTTGCTAAACTTTCTAGCCAAAGAATCGCTTAAAGGATCTTCTGGAGCTAAATCAGATACTCTTGCTCCCAAGTCTTTTAAATTTTTAGAAACTTGACTATATAAATTCATTTTTCTTGCGCCTTCTCGAACATCTAAGCGCAACATATTTGCAAAATCTTCTGGAGTTTTGTTTATTTCTTTTAGTAAAGATGCAAACTCTAAACCAGCTTTTTCATCTGTTTTAATTAAAGATAAAGCATCAAAAATTTGATCTGATACTTTTAAATCTGGATTTGTTGGCACACCTAATCTAGTTAAAAACCTAGTGCCAATGTCTAATGCTTCTTTTGTTAATCCAGTAGTTAAAGACGGCTGTACACTATCTGTAATTTCACCAAATAATTTTTGTGATTCTCTAGCAGCTTCTTCAGAAAATTCTTTTGTTCTTTGTTCTATATCTTTTTTTACATCAGCTATAGTAGATTCTGTATCAATTAATTTTTCTTCTTCAACTTCAACAGCTTCATTTAATTTTTTCTTAAATGGATTTGTTAGTTTTCCACCAGCAGAAACAAAACCACCTGCTGTTCCAACAGCACCACCTAAAGATCCCCCAACTGTTGCACCCAAAGCAGCAGCTTTAGCGGTTTGACCTAAATCAAAAGATTCTTGTGCGCCAGCATTTATTCTTGCTGTTTGTCTTAGAGCGTTATCAGCAGCAGTATAAGTTGCTCCTTCTATAGCACCTACTTTAGCACCTTGTTTCAAACCAGCTTTGGTTGCTTCTTTTACTCCAGCTTTTATTCCTTGTTTAACAGCTTGCGCTCCAGCAGTTGCAGCACCAAATGTACCAATACCTAAATATGTGGATGGATCTAAAGCTAAACCTTTTATTGCTCTACCAAAGCCAGCTAAACTAGCTTCTTTTTCATCATACATATCCATCAGAGTAACAAAATCTTTTTTCTGTTGATCTGTAGCATTATTTAGTTGTGCAGCTTCATAACCCATTTTAGGTAAGTTGTAATTAAAATTACCCATGTAACGTAGGCCATAATTAGCATATTGTTCATCTGAATCTAAATCAGGAGCATCATCTCCTTCATTAAATTTATAAATAGATTTAGATGCTTTTATCCAAGTAGGATTTGTTTTGATAGATTCTTCGGTTAGTTTTTCTTGTTCGACAGGTTGTGTTTGAATTTTTCTAATTGCTTTAGCAAGAACTCGTGCATCTTCTGTATTTCCTGCTGCATCTGCTTTTATGATAGCTTCTTTTAATTGACTTAAAGTTGCCATTTTTTATTATTGTGGTAAGTATTTTTTTGCTATAAGATCTGCTTCATCTTCTTCTTGATTTTCATTATTACTAGAATTAAATACAAAACCTGGAAAACCATAATTTTGTTCTTTAGCTATCAAGGATTTGTATAAAGCCTTTTCATACTCTGGCAATTTTTCAGGATTTCCACCAGCTTGTTCTAAAGCTCTATAAACCCTTAAAAGTTCTTCGTTAATTTTTTCTCTAGCACTTTTTTCTTCAGGCAATCTAGCATCTAGTCTATCTATAGCGCGCCCAACAATATCTCTCCCAGCAAGCGCATCACTTAAAAGCAAAAGCATTTCTCCAATTCCCTTATTTCTTGCACTTAATCTTTCTTGGTTATATTTTTCTCTTGCTTTTGGCGACAAGGCTTTTCTTTCTTTTTCGTTTAATGTAATGCCACCACCTAGTCTTGCTAAAAAATTACCAAGTCCAGTTTGTTTTTTTAATTCTATTTCTTTATTTATTTCATCATCAAAATCTTTTTCATCTTCTGCAAAAGCGTTGGCAAGTTCCATTAATGACATATTTTCCATTCGATTCATATTATCTGACGAACCTGAATTTATGTTACCTAATAGAGGTTGCGTTTCTGTTATTGGTGTTTCAAGAATTGAAGTCATACCCCTTCTTGATCTTGTTCTTGAAGAAGTTCCAGGTTGTGATTGAGATAATAAAGGAGCTGAGTTTGCATTTACATCATTAAGTAATGCACTACTGTTAGGTCTAGCAAAAATATTAGGCGACAGCAAAGGACTTATAGTATTTCTAAGATCTGTTGTCATAGCTATATCTAGTTCTGTTCTTTGTGGATCATACATACTTCCTGGTTGTGGTGGCATAAAAGTAGCGTAAGTTTCTGGTTTGTTAGTACGCAAAGTTCTTCCAAACATATAAGCATTTCCGTCTTTTAACGCTTGTTCTGCATCTGCTATTTTTCTTCTGTGTTTCAAAAAACCCAGTATTTGTTCTGGACTAGGTACAAATTCTGATGAAAAAGTTTTGTCAAAAGGTTCTGCCATAATTATTTTAAACTAAACATTCCGCCTGGAGCAAAAGCACCACCTTTATTAAAAGCACCGCCAGTAAAACCAGCTCCTAATATACCTGCTCCAGCAGCTAAAATATCGCCCAAACCAGTTTCTTTTTGCGTTTTTTGTCCAATAACCGCAGGAGATATTTGTCCTGAAGCTGCTTGTAATATTCCTAACTGACGTAATGGGAAGTCAAGTTCTCTGTTAAACTCAGCTCGTTGTGCTTCTAACCTAGCCTGTTCTAGTGCTTGTTGTTGTCCACCGATGCCAGATAATAAACCAAGCGTACGATACTGTTCGCCTAATTGACCACCTAATAAACCAGCTTGTTGTTGTCTAGCTCTTAGTTCTAAGTTTGCTTGATTGAGTGCTGCTTGTTGCCTACGAGCTGCATCAGCTTCAGCCATACTTAATGCTTGACCAAATCCTCTGGAGCGTAAGCCAGCAATTGTTTGTGCTGCTTCTTCAGCAAATGGTCTAGTAGCTTCTGATTCTATTAAAGCAGAACGACTACCACCAAACGCACCAGCTCTTATTGCTCTGTCTTGCGCTCTTTGTTGTGCCATATCTTGTCGTCTTTGGATGTCTGCTAATGCAGGTTCTAAAACTTGTTCTGTAAAAGGATTTTGATAACGAGCTATGTCAGTATCTAATAAAGATGCAGCTTGCACATTAGGCGTACCCATAGTTGCTAATTGTGCCAAATTAGCTCTTGGATCAAGAGCCATAGATTGACCAAATAAATTTCTAGTTGTTCGCATAGCATCCATTTGATCTTGTGTAAGATCAGCAACCATATCTCCTGAGTATGCTTTAAAAGGCATATCAGCAGCAGCAAGTCCTCGTTCAGATGCGTCTGTATAAAGATCTTGTAAATATTGCGGTACTATTGCTTCTTGTGTTGTTGCGCCTTTACTCATAATTCTTTTCTAATCATATATTCTTGTTCAAAACCAAGCCTTTTAAGTTTCCGAAGCCAACCTTTGCGACCACCACCATATAATCTTTTTATACCAATAGCTTTAGCAAAAGTTTCTATAGAAGCTAATATTTCTTCTAATTCTTCATATTTACCGCCACAAAATAATAAATTCATTACTTTGTGCTGTGGAAACGTAACAATTTCAGTTATAAAAGCTGATTCTTTGCCTGGCCACAAATGGAAAAATCCACGTCTTATTTTATCTTCTATATCATCTATTGTATAGGAATCTTGATGTTTTAAAGCAGGTTCAATAAATTGCTTACAATATTCCCAATGATATTTCCAATCTTCTTCTTTAATCGCCTTTTGCATATTCAACTAGGCTGGTTATTGCCATAATTCTATTAGCATCGTTAGCAGTCAATTTAAGTATTTCGCCTGCTTGCAAAACTAAATCTCTACTTAATAATTCAGTAGTTGTATTTCCTGCGATAGCAAAATCATCGTAAATGTTAAAAACATTAGAGCTAGTATCAGTTAAGGTAACATTTAAAGTAGTCGATGCTGAATTATTATTATTTACCAAAATAGATTCAATGACTGCAAAATCAAAATCTGAACCAGATGGTGCAGTAAATAAAGTAGTTGCGTTGGTAGTAGTCAAACTTACTTTGGCATTAGTTACTCTTTGTATATATTGACTTTTACTAGCAGGATCAATCATCTGCGACCTCTGGATTGTACATCCAATCTAATTTTACCAACTTGAAAATCTTGTGTCACATCGCCTTCTACTTTCATTTGTACTTGTCTAGCGGAAAATCTAGCATCGGTATAACCATCAGAGTTAAAAGAAAAACTACCAAAATCTGTTTCTGTACCCAATGGTGTAAAACGGCCAGTAAAACTTAAAGTTATTGCTGGTAAAGTTGTTGTTTCTTCATCAGGTAAAATTTGATTTACTTGTGCAACTTTATCGCCATTACCTATTTCTAATGGGCCAGTACGACAAAAAGGTTTTCTTGTGCCTAATCCTGGTGAATTAAACAAAGCTCTTTTGTCGTGTTCATAAACAAAACCACTAGCGTCACAAGCTATTGGATTGTCAAAAACACCTTGATCTATCCAAGCACCTCTATCGAGTTCACCAATAGACCAAACATTATCTAAATAGTTCCAAATAATGTATTTGTTTGGTGTTAATTGGTCTGTATCACCTACTGGAAAAAACCACCAGATTTCGTTGTAATCAATATTATGTGCGCCAAATGTAGCTTGTTGCGTTCTTTGTTGTATGTTGTCAAAGATAAAATCATGTACGTCTGATTTTAGTTCTCTTACTCTACCATCGTAAGTAAAGAAAGAGTTTTCACTTATCCATGATAAGAAACCACCAGAAGATACAATTGATCTTGCACTAATTGCTTTACAATTTACTCCAGCATCTTGTATGCCATAAACAAATGGACTACCTGAGTAGTACAACTTGTTTATACCAACATCAGTAAAAATAATAATATCGTTGTTAAATTTAACACCATAAGTTGCTTTACCACCAGTAGCTATTTGTAAATCGCCAGCAGTATTTCTAGCAGAAGATGTCCAAGTTGTATTATCTTCTCTATCAGACCAAGCTATCTTACGAGGATCACCGCCAGAACCTATTGCAATTAAATGTCTTTCATTACTCACAACAATTGCTTGACAGCCAGTTGGTGCATTAGTTACTGCGGTAGCTATTGTATCTGGACTGCCACTACCAGCATCAGGTCGCCATTGGTAAATCTTGCCATCGCCTGCAAAGCAAAAAATTAAATGCTCTCCCCAGTTAGCAAAAGAAAAACTTTTGGTGTCAAATTGTATTCCAGACGTGCTTCTTGCATCTCCCCAATCCTCTACACCATAATGAAAAGCTCCATAACCATTTGAAGTAATAACATTATCGCCAACAAAACCAGCAGGGGTAATGTCATACCAAACATCGTTGTATAAAACATTTATTCCAGATCTTGTGCCAATAGCTAAAACTTCTTCACCATTATTTGCTTTGTAAGAATACATACCTATTGGAACGGCTGGCTTAATAACTCTTGCAGAAGCAGAAGTTGCAGCAGATGTTCCAGTACCAGTTGTAGCGACAGTAAATGTCGTAGTTGAAGGCACAGTTGCTACTGTAAAAGTTGTATTAATTTGATTGGCAGTTATACCGCCTGTAGCTACAAAATCTTCAAGAACTACTGTATCACCAACAACAAGACTATGAGTGACTGAAGTAGTTACAGTAATATTTGCGCTTGATGATGCAGTTGTAACTGTAGCAGTTAAAAAAGTGCCAACTGGATTTTGTCTGAAAGTTGTCCAACCACCCAAAGGTTTTAAGTAGCCATTTTCAAAGCGTACTAAATCACCATCTACCCATCGACCTTTATTAGCATAATCAGTACCATTTTTAATTATTCCTGCTGGTGGTGTAATTGGAACTAGAGCCATGTGTAGCTCCTATGCTGTACGCTTCCACATATATACAACTATGTATGGCTGTACGTTGTTATGAGCAGATCCGCCACCTGTACTTGATGTTGTAACAGCAGACGAGCTTAAAACTGTATTATCACTTCCTTGAACAACAGGCGCACTTCCTATTGAAGAACTAAAACTACGGCCTGTTTGTACTGTGTGAGTATGAGTGTGTGAAGGCAATTCAGTTGTTGTTAATGTATGTGTTTTTGATCCGCCTGTTTCTTCGGCAGTATCAAAATCTGTATCAGACGAATCTATACCGACAGGAACTCTACCTGCTCCAAAAGCTGTCCATGTACCAAAACCTAATAAAGTTCCAGGATTAGTGCTGTTTGTTGCATTTATGTAAATTGAACCTACTGGATATATTTTTTCAAAAATATTCGTGCCGTTTATTTGGACTTCTCCGCCTGTAGTATTAATGTGTGATGAAGCGGTTACAGTTGTTGCTGCAATTGTACTAGCAGAATTAGCGCCAATAGCTGTGCCATCTATAGCACCGCCATTAATATCTACTGTTGTTAAAGTAGAAGTTCCAGCACAAGTAATGCTGTTTAGTGTTGCTAAACTAGAACTGTTAAGGGTAGTAAAACTTCCTGGCGCTGCTGTGCTTCCACCGATTGTAGTATTATCAATAGTTCCGCCTTCACAATCAATCGTGCCATTTATATCTAATGTGCCACCAATTGTAAGAGTTTTTCCAGAACCTACATTTAACCCAACAGAAGTTCCATCACCATTAGCTGCAAAAATACCATCTACAGCATCAAGATCATTGTTAATCTTGCCACCCCAGGTATTTGTAGAAGCTCCTACCTCTGGTTTAGTTAAGTTTAAATTTGTGGTAAAGGTATCTGCCATAGTTATAAATTATAACTTAGTTATGAAATTTTTTTATAAATTCTTTCCGTAATTTTTTTTCTTCTTCTAATTTTTTATAAAATTTTTGATTAGCTTTTTTTATTTCTAACTCTACCATAACCAATCATCTATGTTTTGCGCCACTTTAATATAGCCTTTTACTTGTTTTATTTTAAGAGTGTTTTTGTCATAAACTAACCCATAAGTCCAAATATAGTCATCTTCTCTGCTTTCTGGAATAGGAAAATCTAATTCATTTTTTGTGCAGTATGCTTTCATTATTTCTGGCGTAGTTGAAAAAAAGACATCATATTCATCTGCTTCTGTACCATCTTCTGAATATATTTTTGCAAAGTAAGGTTCATTACAAACTGGTAGTTGTGGTCTTGGAATAAAGGAATTTGGATGTTCTTGATAATTGCTTGTTTTGTCGTTATCTCTAATTACTAATTTTAAATATCTTTTGCCTAAATCTAAATCGTATTTAAAACCAAACCAAAAACAATATTTATAATCAAAATTTGGACATTGATAATCTTTTAAAAGTTTTTGCATCCAAACTTTAGGATAATACATGTGGTAAACAGTAATAGTGTTTTGTGATTTATATGGCGGTCTTATAGTGTGGTTATCATGGTATTTGCCAATAATATTGTTCTCGTTACTATAAAAATCATATTCATTTGGAAACTTTTCTTTTATCTTGGCTATCAATTCATCATATTCTGTTTTTAACTTTCCAGTACAACCAACCGCATAATCTTTTTTTACAATTTCTTGATTAACAAAAACATCATCATACATAGCAGTTTTTTGAGGAATAATGTTTACTTCTTCCCACCATTCATCAGGAATATCAACATCTTTTTCTGCAGGCCTCCAGGCCAAACTTAAACTTGATACATACTCTGAAACACACCAATTATCTTTTAAATAATCTACATCTTCTTGATTGCCATACACTCCATCTTTCTTTTCTGTAAGAAGGCTTTTACTATCGTTTTTATTAAGTTCGTAGTAAATAACCTTTTTACTAATTGGATGTTTAACAGTAAAAGTCAATCTATTAAAAGGTACATTATTTTCATCTATATCTGGCGTAACTCCTGGAAGCTCACTTTCCATAGATTCTTTTTTTAGTTTTATTTCACTCATGTTTTTAAATAAAAGTGTAGGGAACAGTAGTTTCTGGACTAGTTATAGGCGGAAAAGGTGGATCATTACTTGAAGTAGAAGTAACAATTGTATGTGTGTGCGACCAAGACCAATTAGCTGTTAAAGCTCCTGAATTATTGGTGTAAGTAGCATCAGACCTATTGAATGTTGTTTCATTTATCAACATTTTTGTAAATGAAGTATTGCTATTTGGCGGTACTGTTCCTCCTGCGTATGTAACTTCAAGATTTAACTCAGGCCCAATAGGACTTTGATTAGTTTTTGTTCGAGAAAAATTTCTAAATCTAAATATTGTATTTCCACCTAAAAAATTTGAAATAGTAGTATTTGTTAAACTTCCATGATTTGATGCGGAGCTGCCAGAACCAAAAAAACCTCTTACTGCTACTGTAGTAGTAATAACTTGATAATTAACTGTTTCAGTTGATGATGAAACACTACCACCAACAGACATAATCCCACCACCTGCTTCAATACCATAAAAATCATTAAACGAAGATGTAGCATTAGCACTTTTAGAATCTAAAAATCTAATTTGTGAATCATTCATAGAAACAGTAGAGCCAGAAGAACCGCCTGCTTCTACATTCATTTGATCTAAAGATATTGCGCCTGAACTTGGAGTAGCCATTATTTATTCCTAGAATGTTTGCCACACCCTTTATTATTTCCAGAATCGTATTGAGTTAATTCTTTAAAATAATTTTTTCTAATAA